TATCACGCGCAGGTGCCTGGCCGAGGGGTGGCGCTGTTCGGTTCCGTCGATACCCAAGACGACCGCTATGAGGGCCGCGTCTGGGCGTTTGGCGCTGGTGAGGAAAGCTGGCTGGTGCACCGGTTCATCTTGTACGGCGACCCGGCCAGCGTCGAGTTGCGGCGCAAGGTGGGCATCGAGCTGCATCGCCAGTTCATGCGGGCCGATGGCCAGGTGATGGGCGTCGAGCGTTGGTGCTGGGATGCCGGCGGCCACTATTCCGATGAGGTCCGAGCCGAGAGCCGCAAGCATGGCGTGCACTGGGTGATTCCAATTTTCGGCGCAAGCACCTACGGCAAGCCGATTGCCAACATGCCGCGCAAGAAAGAGAAGAAAAGCAAAACCTACCTGACCGAGGTGGGCACGGATAACGGCAAAGAACTGATTTACAACCGCCTGAAATTGCCGCCCAACGGCGACCAGCCGGTGCCTGGCTGCGTGCACTTCCCGCTCAATGACGACATTTGCGACGAGGACGAGCTGAAACAGCTCACGTCCGAAACCAAGAAGTGGGTCGTGATTAAGGGGCGGCGGGTGTTCCGCTGGGATGCCAGCAAGAAACGCAACGAGGCCCTGGATAACTTCGTGTACGTGCTCGCGGCCTTGCGAATCAGTCAGCAGCGTTTCGGCCTGGACCTCGACGATCTGGCCAAGGGGCTGCCGCAAGTCCATGCCCAGCCCAACGACGAGCCCGACGACGAGCAATCGGAAATCGAGCAGCCGCAAGCGGCCGCTGAGCCTATCGAGACACCCGCCCCGGCCCTCGTGCCGGAACCGGCGGACCTTCAACCCGCAGCTGAGCCGGCGGCTGCCGGTGGCTGGATTACTACAGGACAAGGCGCATGGCTATGAATGCACAGGCGATGGTCGACCGCTATCTGGAGGCCGAAATGGCCGTGCTGGAGGGCAAGGAAATTATTTTCGCCGGCCGCAAGCAGGTGATGGCCGACCTGCCGCAGATTCGCGCGGGTCGGCTGGAATGGGAGCGCCGCCTGGCGGCACAGCAGAATGCCGACGCAGGGGGGCGCCCGGGTTATTCCCTGGCGACGTTTGAGTGAGTCGCATGAATTTGCTCGATCGGGTCCTGGCGCCGGTTTTTCCCGGAGCTGTGGCCCAACGCTTGCGGGCGCGCAATGTGATTCAGGCGTTTGAAGCGGCGGACGTGACCCGCACGCACAAGGCGAAAAAACAGTCGGGCAGTGCGAATAAATCGTTACAGAAAGCGGCGGTTTCGCTGCGCGAGCAGTGCCGCAAGCTGGACGAGGATCACGACATTGTCACCGGCTTGTTTGATCGCCTGGAGGAACGCGTGGTGGGTGGCCCGGGCATTTCAGTCGAGCCCATTCCGCTGACGCATGCCGGCGACGTGCACCTGGACTTTGCCGCCGCGATCAAGGCGGCGTGGTCGGAGTGGTCGCTGTCGCCGGAAACCTCGGGCGAGTTGTCGCGGCCGCAGATGGAGCGCCTGATGTGCCGCACCTGGTTACGCGACGGTGAAGGCCTGGCGCAAATGCTGATCGGCAGAGTGGCCAACTATGAGCACCTGCATGCGGTGCCGTTTGCCCTGGAGCTGCTGGAGCCCGATTACCTGCCGTGGAGTTACACGGACCTGGCCAAAGGCATTGTCCAGGGCATCGAGCGCAACAGCTGGCGACGGGTCAAGGTCTTTCACCTGCTTAAGCAACATCCGGGCGATGGCATGGGCTACGGGCTGACGCTCGATACCAAGGCCGTGCCGGCCGATCGGATGATTCACATCGCGCACCGCAAACGGATTGGTCAGAACCGTGGCCAGCCGTTGTTGCACGCGGTGTTGGTCCGTTTGGCGGACATCAAGGATTACGAGGAAAGCGAGCGAGTGGCCGCGCGGATCAGTGCCGCGCTGGCCATGTACATCAAGAAGGGCACGCCGGACGACTTCGTGCCCGCCAAGACCCCGGCGCCTGAGCGGACCTTTCCGCTGGCGCCCGGGGTGGTGGTCGACACGCTGTTGCCGGGTGAAGACGTCGGCATGATCGAAAGCAACCGGCCCAACCCGTTCCTGGAGGGCTTCCGTAACGGTCAGCTCAAGGCGGTGGCGGCCGGCACCCGTGGCACGTATTCCAGTGTGGCCCGCAGCTACGACGGCACCTATTCGGCGCAGCGTCAGGAGCTGGTCGAGGGGCAGCTGGGTTACGACCTGTTGCAACACGAATTCATCGACTACTGGTGTCGTCGGGTGTACCGCGAGTGGTTGCGGATCGCGATTTTGAGCGGCGTGCTGCAAGTGCCGGGGGACGTCGACCCGCGCACCGTTTACGGCGCGATCTATCAGGGGCCGGTCATGCCCTGGATCAACCCGGTGCATGAGGCCAACGCCTGGAAAATTCTTGTGGAGGCGGGTTTCGCCGATGAGGCCGAGGTGGCTCGGGCGCGTCAGCGCAACCCTCAGGAGCTAAAGCGCACGCGCACGGCGGAGATTCAAACCAACCGGGAAAAAGGGCTGGTCTTCAGCTCGGACGCCTATCACCAGTACTACGGGAAGAACAAACCCGATGAAACGAAACAAAAATAAGCCGCTGATGCGGCCCAGGGGCTCGACAGCGGCCCCTAAACCCCAGGGCGAAAGCTGGTACTCCATGCGGGCCGCAGCGGGTGTCGCTGAGCTGCGCATTGAAGACGAGATTGGCGCCTGGGGCATTACCGCCAAGCAGTTTGCCAAAGACCTCAAGGCGCTGGGCGATGTGTCGCTGATCAAGCTGTACATGCAATCACCCGGCGGCGACGTGTTCGACGGCCTGGCGATTTACAACATCCTCAAGCATCACCCGGCTCGCGTAGAGGGCACCGTGGGCAGCCTGGCGGCGTCCATGGGCAGCGTGATTTTGATGGCCTGCGACCTGATCAGCATTCCCGAAAACGCCGCGATCATGGTGCACAAGCCTTGGGGCATTCAGGGCGGTGACGCCGATGACATGCGCAAGTATGCCGACCTACTCGATCAGGTCGAGGGCTCGCTGGTCCAGGCCTACATGCTCAAAACCGGCAAGACCGCCGAAGAAATCCACGCATTGCTCAATGCTGAAACCTGGATGTTTGGCAGCGAAGCGGTGGCGGCCGGCTTCGCTGACAAAGTCCTCGATCCGCTCACGGCCTTTGGCCAAATCAATTCCAACCGCATTCAGGAGTTCACCAATATGCCACCCGAGTTCAAGGCTCATTTCACCCCGCGCGGTTCGATTACCCCGCCTGCACCGGCACCTGCGCCGGCTCCCGCTCCCGCGCCGGCCCCCAGCGGTTCGGCCCTGACCCCGGAGCAAATCCGCGCGCAGGTTGTGGCGGAAAACACCACCCGCCGTAACGAAATCACGGCGGCGTTTGGTGGTTTTGGCACTGGCCATGCCGAGTTGCTCAATGCCTGCCTGAACGACATGGAATGCAGCGTGGCCACCGCTCGCGAAAAGCTGCTGGTGGCCCTGGGGGCGAACACTACCCCGACCGGCGGCCCAGGTGCGCGTCACCCCGGCCATGTCGGCAACGGCAACCTGGTGGGCGATTCGGTGCGTGCCTCGTTGGCCAGCCGTACCGGCCAGGCCGAAGCCCAACCCGATAACGCCTATAACCATATGAGCCTGCGCGAACTGGCTCGGGCATCGTTGCAGGATCGCGGCATTTTGGTCGGCTCGCTGGCCCCGATGCAGATGGTTGGCATGGCGTTTACCCATGACTCCAGCGACTTCGGCAACATCCTGATCGACATTGCCGCCAAGTCGGTGTTGCAGGGTTGGGAGGAAGCCGCAGAAACCTTCCATTTGTGGACCAAAACCGGTCGCCTGAGCGACTTTAAGACCGCCAAGCGCGTCGGCATGGGCGAGTTCACCAGCCTGCGCGAAGTGCGCCCGGGCGCTGAATACAAGTACATCACCACCGGCGACCGTGGCGAAACCATTCGCCTGGCGACCTACGGTGAGCTGTTCTCGATCACCCGCCAGGCCATCCTCAACGATGACCTGGATCAGCTGACCACCGTGCCAAGACGCATGGGCGAGGCCGCACGCGGCACCATTGGTGATTTGGTGTATGACACCCTGATCAACAACCCGCTGATGAGCGACGGCAAGGCGTTGTTCGACGCGGCGCATAAGAACCTGTTCACCGGTGCCGGTTCGGCGCTGTCGATTGATTCGCTGAGCAAGGCCAAGACCGCCATGGCCTTGCAGAAGGGCCAGGTTGATAAGGACTCGAAAGAGCGGGCCCGTACCTTGAACATCCGCCCAGCCTTCGCGCTGGTGCCGGTGGCCCTGGAAGACAAGGCCAAACAATTGATCCGCTCGGCCTCGGTGCCAGGTGCCGACACCAATGCCGGCATCGACAACCCGATCCGCAACTTTGCCGATGTGATCGCCGAGCCGCGCCTGGACGATGCGTCGCCGACTGCCTGGTATCTGGCGGCCAAGAAGGGCACCGACACGATCGAAGTGGCGTACCTGGACGGTGTCGAGCTGCCGTACCTGGAACAGCAGCAGGGCTTCACCATCGACGGTGTGACGTCCAAGGTGCGGATCGATGCCGGTGTGGCCCCGCTGGATTCGCGCGGCCTGACCAAGTCGAACGGCGCCTAAGCCGCCCGGCAATCCCTGAGCCCCGCCTAGAGCGGGGCTTGTTGTTTCTGAATAGGAGAAAGTGGCATGGCCAAGAATATCGTAAGCAATGGCAAGACCTTGGACTTCACCGCGCCGGCGGGTGGCGCAGTGGCCGGCGTGCCGGTGGTGATCAATGACCTGGTGCTGATCCCGATCAGTAGTGGCCCGGCCGGCACGCCGCTGGTGGGCATTACCGATGGTGAGTGGCGCGTGGCAGCCAGCGGCGCGCTGACGAAAGGGAAGAAGGTCAACGTCAAGGACGGGGTGCTGGTGGCCACGGACACCGTTGGCTCGGTGCCGTTCGGCAAGTTGACCAGCGACATGGTCAGCAACGTGGCCACCGCGCTGCTGATCAACTGATGGCGGCTGATCGCTTTCGCGAGCGGGCGGCGCGGATGGACGCGGTGCTGGTCGATCGCCTCGGCGATCAGGCCACCCTGGCGGATGGCTCGACGATTCGCGGCGCGTTTGCGTCGCCTTTCGTCGGGGCGCAGATCGGCGCCAAAGCGAGCGGTCATCGCCTTGGCGCTTCGCTCAACACCGACCAGGTCAAAGAGCCCACTTTCACGGTGCGGGCGGTGGATGCCGCCAAGGTGGCGCGTGGGGCATTTATCACCATCGACCTGACGCCAGAAGACGGCGGCGGGCGTTACAAGCTGGTCAGGCCTGAGCCGGATGGCGCGGGCATGGTTGACCTGGTGCTGGGGGCGGACAATGAGCGAACAGACGACATCCAATGAGGCTGCTGTCAGTGAGCTGACGGCCTTGCATCAGGCCATTGAGGCCACGTTTAAGGCGGGTGTACCGGCCTTTCAGCATGTCGAGGCCTATGCCGAGTTGGGTAAGGACATGGGCGAACCGGCGTTGCTGTTTGCGATGACCGGGGCCGCGCCGGCGCCGGACCCCGGCACGGGAAAAACCGCCTTGAATTGTCGGTTTCAGGCGGCAGTGTTGGTCGATGCGACCCGTAAGCGCGCGCCGTTGCAGGCGGCCATTCTGGCCAGCCGCGTGGCGGTGGTGTTGCATGGGCAGTATTGGGATGTGGATTTTGTGGAAGAACCAAAGCACATCCAGGTGCTGCCGGACGGCACGGTGCCGGAGCTGGCGCAATACTGCGTGTGGGTCGTCGAGTGGTTTCAAGTCGTGCACTTTGGCGAGTTTGAATGGCCCTGGGAGGATGAGCCGCCCGGCTCGCTGCTGTTCGGCATTCACCCGGGCGCGGTTGATCCTGACGCGCCGCTGGTGACGCCGGGGGCCCCATGAGTTACGCCGGCGCCGAGCATGACCGCATGCTGGCCGGGCTGGTCAAGCCGTGTTATGTGGTCGCCCTGGACCTGGCAGCGGTGCCGCCGGTGTGCCGGGTCTCGGACGGCGAATGGACCAGCGCCTGGGTGCGCTGGCACAGCCTGGCGGCCGGCAAGGCGCGGCACTGGCGAGTGCCGAGCATGAACGAGCAGGGCGCGTTGATCAGTGCCAGCGGTGACGTGTCACAAGGCACCTTTGTGCCGGGGCTGTACGGCAACGCGGGACCGGCCCCGGACACCCGCGACCATGTCGAGCGCTGGCTGTTCGACGATGGTGGCTCGCTGACTTACGACTGGCAGGCCAAGCGTTACAGCATTGTCCTGCCGAGCGGGTCGGTGGACATCGAGGTCGGCAATTCGGCCGCGACCGTGACGGATAACGCCGTGGTGGTGAAGTCCGGCGCGATCGCCCTGGACGGTGACGTGACGATTTTCGGTGACGTGCTGATCAATGGCGCGTTACGCGTAACGGCCGACATTCTCGGCGGCGGATCGATCATCGACACCGCCGGCAACACGCCGAACCACCAGCACTAAAACGCAACCTTTCAACCCAGCCCGCCGCGTGCGGGCTTTTTGTTACCTGGAGAAAACTGTGGCCAATCCCACTACCCCCAAGGCCGAGGCGGAAAGCCCGCGACCGATCACCTATCAGGACAGCGCTTTCACGTCGCGGACCCTGATCATGAACAGTGGCCGACAGCATGCGGTAGCGGTCGGCCAGGTCACGGTCAGCAGTGCCGACGCCGAGGCGCTGGCGTTCCTCGACAGCGACCCGGCTTTCCAGCGCTTGCCGGAGTAAACCCATGATCGGAATGGACCGCCAAACGGGGCAGCCGATATCGGGCATCGAGCACTTGCGCCAGTCCATTGCCGACATCCTCGGCACGCCGCTGGGCTCGCGGGTGATGCGGCCCGAGTACGGCAGCAAGGTGCGCCGCTTCGTCGACCTGCCGGTTAACGCCGGTTGGAAAAGCGCCGTGCAGGCCGAGGCCGCCCGCGCCCTGGGGCGCTGGGAAACACGCCTGACGCTGGAAAGCATCCAGGTGATCGCGGTGCTGGATGGTCAGGTGCGCTTTCGCTTGCGCGGCACCTTCAACGATTTGCAGATTGAGACTGAGGTGGACGCATGAGCACTCTGGACCTGGCCAGCCTGCCGGCGCCGACCGTGATCGAGGTGCTGAGCTTTGAAGAGTATTACCAGCAGGCGCTGACCGAGTTTCGCGGGCTGATGGGGGCCAATTGGAACGCCGATTTGGAGTCGGACCCGGTGGTCAAGCTCTTGGAGCGGGCGGCTTATGAAAAGCTGATGACCCGGGCCCGGATCAATGACGCGGCCAAGGCGCAATTGGTGGCCTATGCGCGCAAAACCGACCTCGATCACCTGGCGGCCAACTACAACGTCAAGCGCCTGACCGTGATCGAGGCCGACCCCACGGCCGTGCCGCCGATCGAGGCGCAGTACGAGGAAGACGATTCGCTGATGGAGCGGGTGTTGCTGGCCTTCGAAGGCATGGCCGTGGCGGGGCCGAGCGGCGCCTATGAGTTTCACGCGCTGTCGGCCGATGGCCGGGTGGCCGACGCCAAGGCCAGCAGCCCGAGCCCGGCCACGGTGCTGGTGAGCATCCTCAACCGGCTCAATGGGGGCGTCGCCACCGAAGACCTGTTGAACAATATCCGCCTCGCGCTGAGCGACGAGACCATCCGCCCGGTCGGCGATCGGGTGATTGTGCAGTCGGCCGAGCTGATCAATTACGAAATTGAGGCGGTGCTGTACCTGTACCCGGGGCCGGAAAACGAACTGAGTCTGATCGAGGCCAACGCCTCAAAAAACCGCTACATCAACACCCAACGCCGTTTGGGTCGTGACATTCGGCGCTCGGCGATCCATGCCGCGCTACATGTGTCGCGGGTGCAGCGGGTCGAGTTGATCAAGCCGGCGGCGGATGTGGTGATCGCCGATCACCAGGCGGCCAACTGCATCCGCTCGCTGGTGACGATCGGGGGCACCGATGAATGATGCCAGCCTGTTGCCGTCCAACCGCACGCCGCTGGAGCAGGCCCTGGCGCAAGTGGGCCTGGAAAATCCGGGGCTGGCGGACGTGCTGCGCGACACCAAGTCGCCGGAAAACTGCTCGCCGAGCATGCTGCCCTGGCTGGCCATTGAGCGCAGCGTGGACCGCTGGGACCCGGAATGGTCGGAGGACATCAAGCGCAAGGCGGTGCGCGCCGCGTTCGAAATTCACAAGCGCAAGGGCACGATCGCGGCGCTGCGCCAGGTGGTCGAACCGTTCGCCGACATCATCGAGATTGTCGAATGGTGGCAACTGGAACCGATGGGGCCGCCGGGCACCTTTAGCCTCGGCCTGGCGCTACTCGATACCGGCCTGAGCGATCGCGGCATTGCCGAGCTGGAACGGATGATCACCGACACCAAGCCGGTCAGCCGGCACCTGGTGGGCCTGAGCATTACCTACAGCCCGAACGGGGTGTTTCACCTGGGCGCGGCCGTGTTCTCGGGCGATGAGGCCGAAATCCTGTCGCCGGAGCTGATGGCAGGGGACTTCCTCGACCTTGAATTGATCATGCTGGCCAACGACCTGAACTATTTCAGCAACCACCTATTACCCGAACTGATGAGGGTTACATGAGCGAACTTTCAGACCGCCAGCGCGCCGCCATCGAGTTGCTGGAGGCGGCGGCGCAAGTGGCGCACGACATCGTGCACAAGCCGGCCAGCGAGGTCGTCGACACCGAGTCGGGGCCGACTCCGACCTTTCAGGCGCTGTCGGGGATGATTCTCAACCTGGTGGGCGGGCTGGTGCTGCCGCGCCGCGTGGCGATCGCTGCGGCGGGCACGGCGCGGGCCTTGGACGTGGCTTATACCGCCGGGGTGTCGTTCTTTGACGTGACCTTAGATCAGCCGCACTGCGCGCTGACGTTTCTCAATACGGCGGTACCGGCCGGTTATACCTGGTCGTTTACCGTGCGCCTGGTGCAAGGCACCGGGGCCAACCAGGTGACGTTCCCGGCCGACATTCAATGGTCGGGCAATCGGCCGCCACTGCTGTCGTATGACGCCGGCGCGGCCGACTGGGTGTCCTTCACCTGGGACGGCGCGCACTGGGTCGGTTTTCTTGAGGGGAGCTGGTTCAATGTTTCAAGTACCGCTTAACAGTCGGCGTCAGACCAGCCAGAAAGCCACGCTGGCCAATGCCTTGAGCATGATCGAGGGACACCACCGCTTTCTGCAACGCAACACCGGCGACACCCTCGACGCCACGGTGCAACACTACGTGCAGAACACTCAGGGCGTGCTGGCGAACAACCGGCATTTCATCGCGCATTCGCAAATGGAGTACCAGCCAAACGGCGACGGCACCACCGAGGGCCAGGCCTTGCACATCCTCGGCTATGCCCATGCCTACCTGGCCACCCGCGACCCGTGTTATCTGGAGGCCGCGGTGTGGTATTGGGAGGCCTACGAGGCGTATTTCTACGCGGGCCAGCCGATCCCGGACACGCCGCAACGACGGATTGCCAATTGGATCGTCAACGCCAAGGAGCCGGTGCTGGCCAACTGGCCGATCAACGCCGCCGAGCCCACGCACAGCGGCTTCAAGGGCGTGGAATTCACTTTCAGCAACGGCGCGCTGGCGATTCCGCACGGCGCGCCGCACTGGGGCGAGTACCTGGACAAGGCCACGTTTGCCTTTGACGGGGCGCTGGCCTGGGATGCGATCAACGCAACCGTCAAGGGCGTGAAGCCGGACGGCGCGACGGATTGGGATCAGAACGGCGTGCAATATGACG